ACTAGTGTATTTGTCAAAAAAGTTTAAAATTTTGCGCTTATTTTTATCAGATATTTTACTGTATTGCCCATCTAAAAAGTATACCCAGTCTTGTTTTATGTCATTAAAATCAAAGACATAAATCATCATTTTAGGTAGTTCATGTTTTTCTACTAATCTATTATGATTTAGTAGTTTATCATTCTCAAACTTTTTAAATGGAGCATCAATTCTATTTTCATATGTACATATGTACCTAATATCCTCAGAGCTGTGCTTACCTTCCCATGCAATATAAGTATTTAAGGGAACGGCAGGAGCACCTCTTTTTATGTCTAGAAGCGGATATAAAAACAATCTAGACTTTTGAAAATAATTCGTGTAAAGCGCAGTTAACATGATATAAATTTACAAGGTTACTGAATATGTTGCTAAAGAGTAGGGTAAATTGTAATCTTTATTATCATAATGGTATTGAGCAATTTTCAGAACTTCGTTTAGATTTTCTTGCCACTGATTCATAGTATTTTCAGAAACTTGAAATGGATAAACTTGATTGTAGTTATCCACAACGTTAAAGGTAAATACAATTTTCCAGTTAGCACTTTCAGGATAATTATTTTTAAGGTAGTGTTTTACTAATCTTAAGTAGATAGCTGCTTGTAAATCATATCTGTAATAATCAACAGTTTCTGGAAACTTTTGGATAGGTTTTCCTGTTGTTTTAAGATCATTAATAAATATAACTTGACTTGCAAAATCAATACTTAAGTTATCTACTATACCTTTTAAACCAAAACTATAATTTTCTAAATCCATTGCTAACTCTAATTCATTTAATGCTTGTTCCGTATTCATTAAACTCATTACAGTTCTTTCAGATTTAATACTTAGTAAAGTTTCTTCTACTTTAGTTTTAGTCTCTTGATCAATAGCGGTTCTATTACCTTTATTAATCAAAAAGTTAAAATAATCTATATTGTCAGAAGTTAGTATTTTATCTATTCTTTGCTGATCGGTTTTTAAAGTTTGATGTAAATTCATAGATAATAATACTTGAATAATATCATCCTCAAAATCATTTAAAGTTTTTCCAGATAGCTCTTCAGAATTGTATTTGTTAAAAATGTCATGTACTATTTGTTTGTTATTACCTGATGGTACTTTACCCGGAACAATAGTAAAATAGTCATCAAATTTTTCAGGTTCTAGTAAAAGGCAGTGGAGCAACCTGCCTTCTACTAAGTGTGAGTCTAAAGACTCTTCTTTTTCACGTAAAACATAATGCTTATAAAACATTTTAGGTGAAAATAATAACTTGTTTAATGAAGAATAACTGAAATAAAATTTACTATTGTAAAAATTAATCAGTTCTTGTGATGAGATATCAATTGTATTTAGCATCATTTATATTAATTAAGTATTTACCATTACACAACTCATTTAAACCAGAATCTTCAATATAAAATGAAGCGGGTGTATAAGTTGTATAACCCATATTAGATTTGATACTTACATCTTTAAGAATCATATGCTTCACTATAATATCAAGATTATCTATTGTAAGAATATTTTTTTGCTTTAATAATTTTAAAGATTGTGCTACACTTACCCCCATATTATTGTGATAAAGACTCCAATAGTCAAGTAACGATTTAAAATTTACATGTTTTTTAGTAGATTGACTTTCTAAAGAATAACGGTATTCATAAAACAAACATAATAAATAAGCAGCACTTTTTTTGTATTGACAATTAGCCATTAATTCCATAGCTAACATTGTATTAGCACTTTCACCGCTATTTATCATAACTGCTAACTGTTTATAATTTTCTTCATCAATTACTAAACCATCAGCATTTACTTTTTCCAATAAAATATCACTATGAACTAATTTTTTACCAGTAATTTCGTGATACTGCTCAGAATCATTTATTACATGAACAATCTTATAATTAATTAAATCATAAATATCAAGACTAAAATTATCATCTACGTGTTCTGTTATAAAATTTTTAGCATGATAGTTATCTAATACAATAAATTTATAAGGATACTCTTCTATAGAAAAACCATCAAACAAACTGTCCTCAAAAAGTTCTTTTGGTAAGGTATCAATTTTCATAACATTATAGCTAGAGCTATTAAACTTAGATTTTAACCCATCTATATTTGTTATGTATGTATTTGATTTATCAAGATGACTGACTAATTTACAATCTGTTGTTTTAATATAATCTCTAAGTTTTGTTCTTGGAAGATTTATTTCAGGATCTACAAAGATTACTGAATCTTTATCAGGAGTAAATTCTACAAAAAGTTTATTTAACTTTTCAAGATCTCCATTTAAAATATCATTATACTGTAATACAAGACTGTTGTCATGATAATTACCACGGAAAAAAGCTACATTATTTAATATCATAATTTAAAAGTATAAAAGGGGGATTTCTCCCCCCATTAATAATTATTTCATTGCCATTTTAGCTACTTGAACATTATTCAAAAGCTTTGCAAATTTAACCTTGTGATTACCGATTAGTTCTTTAATGATGTAGTATTTAAGATCATCATTAAATCCTTCACAATCAGTAGTTAATTTAATTAATCTATTTATCACTGCTTGATCTACTTTATTGCTGTCTGCTAATGCACTACAGAAGTTAATTACACGAGTTGCAATTACACTGCTAATATCTGCTCTGAAATTACCAGCTACATTAACACTGTCATTTAATAAACCTATTACATAAGATTCATTAGTATGTGTAATTAAATCTTTTGGAGAAACAATCTTATCTAACTTATTATTGATAAATGCAGTAAACAATGTACTAGCTTCTGGACCTATTGCTCCTTCACCTAACATTTGAATCATAGGTAGATTCTTTTCAAAATCTTCTATAGTAGCAATAGCATTAAAGAAAGTAACAAATGCACGAGCATTGTATCTTTCAGTTATCAATTCAGGATTAAACAATAAAAAGTTGATTGCACGAGTATCTAGCTTATCTTTCTCTGCCCATTGTGCCCACACATCAATATCAAATTTCATATTGATATTTATAAATCTTGTTTTTTGGGCTGTGTCTAGTGTAGTCACATTGTAATTACCGTTGTCAGGGTTTGAACTTAAGATTACAGTACTACCTTTAGGTAAAGCCCATGATACAAATTGCTGTCTGTCACACAATTCCATAATAGCCTGCATAAACATTGGATTAGCACGACTAAAGTCATCCAAAAACAATATTACAGGTTTATCTACATCTGAAATCCACTCTGGTTTAGCATAGGACATTCTGTGTTTACCTGATGGTGTGTACTGAGATTTAACGTACATAGATATCATGTTTTCCGGAACCCACTTTTCTACATCACCTTTTACAACTTGATATTCTTTTAATGGGAAACCTGAAAGCTCACCAACTTCTTCTAATTCAGCTAAATTTAGCTTAATAAAATGCATATCTAATTCTTTAGCTAATTCTATAATAGCTGAGGTCTTGCCGATACCGGACTCACCTTCCACATTAATAGCAATAGGGTTCTTGTTTTCCATCTGGATAACTTGATTATTTTTAATCAAGTGTGTTAATATACCTTTTAATTCTTTAGCGTTTAATTCAATTTGTTTCATAACTCTAGTCTGATAACCTTTCCTGGAAGGTCGTTATTAATTTTTGATCTTTCTGATAGTACCCATAATACAGGGTTTCTTGGTTTTACTTCAGTCCAACATTCTCCGTCAGTAAAATAGATTAAACTGTTGTACTTATTTCTATTCTCATTAAAGTACTCCAGCACGGGGTCAAATTCTGTACCTCCTCTACCATGAAACTTCATTTCAAAAGTACCTTTGTATTCATCAATACTTCTGATATGGGTATCACATTGGATAATAGTTACATCTACACCTGTTTTCCAAATATGATATATTTCATTCATGAATTCTTCTAATTCTGAGTCAGATACTGAACCAGAAACGTCTATACCTAATAAAAGATTTTGTTTTCTTTTAATTTTAATACCTGCAGCATCTGGAAACTTAATGTTTTCTTTTCTTCTAGATTTCTTTATATAGACCTTAGCAGAAGTACCTATAAATAATCTTAGATAACCTTTCCAATCAAATTTAGGTGGTTCTATTTGTTTAAGAGCTATAAGATAATCTTTAATATTTCCAGGCACAGTACCTCTTTTCTTTTCAGTCATCTCAGCAGCTTGTTCTAATACTCTGTCTAACTGAGCTTTCATTACTCTTTCTTCAGATTCAGATAATCCTTCAAACTCTCCCCAAGTACTATGATCAGGTAATTGAGGATCACCATTACCTGGTTGACTACCTTCTATTTGATCTAATAAAGAATCTAATGCTTGAGATCCGGAAGAACCTGTTTGTTCTTTTTGATCTTGAGCTTGCATAAGTTTCTCATAGTAATAATGAGTACTTTTATTAGGCTCTAAATTTAGTTCAGGAAAAAGCTCAAGCTTCATTCCTCCTTCTGGCAAATAATCATCACTAATAGTTTGGTTAATTACTAAGTCCATAGCTATGTTAGCTATTTTCTTATCTTTAAAATTAAACCATTGAGTTAAGTGATTATATGCTATATGCATTGCTTCATGTTGAATTAAACCTTCTCTATGAAGTTTGGGTAAATTTGTAAAGAATTCTTCATTAATAGCAAGTTGAAAGTTTATTCCATTCTTACTTACTCCAGCTGTTGGTAAGTCTTTTCTCCATACTTTATTCATCATAAGTATAAAGAAGCCCCAATACATTTCCCGGAACATTAATTCTTTACAAGCTTTACTTAAGAGTTCTTCTCTATTTTGTAAACTCATAAATTTTTGTTATTAAAATATGTATCTAATTGTATTCCAAGGTATAATGCTATCATGTAATTCAACCCATTGTTTTATGTATTGAGATTTTAGATCATGTTTATACCTTATATTATTCCCACCGTACTGTGATGTTTTATTTTCTTGAATTTCAGGTTTCCAAAGTAGTTCTTCTCCAAATAAACTGTTATCCAAATTATACTGATGTTTTCCTTCATTATGAGTAAGAAATATTACTTCAGCTTTTACTTTGTCTTTGTATTCCACACCACCTTGAACTTTTCTAAATAACTCACCATATTCTATAAGCCAATCTTTTTCTACAATTACGGGAGAAAAATTTATGTGAACATCATATCCTGCTTTAATAAACCTATCTATATTTTTTATTCTAAGATCTATTGAAGTTGTGTTAGGTTCAAGTTTATTAGCATATTTCTCAGGCATAAGACTGAATCTTATTCTGATTTTACCTTCTGGATTATAAGTTAATAAATCTTCATTTACATATTTAGTAGCAAAGGATCCCATAGCTTTAGGATGATTCTTAAAAAAGTCAAATACTTTACGCCAATCATAATGTTTAGCATGTAAAGCCATATCTGAATTACAACCTAAATCATAACTTACAAACTCAGGATGAGTTTGATTAGGTTTTTCTACATCAGCAAACCATACATGATGATCAATTTCTGTAAGTATATCATTAATATTAGTTGCTACATCTACACCTTCTGTTTTATATCTTTTACAATAACAATAAGAGCATTGAAAACCGCAACCCATTATTATAGTAGGAGTTAAAAAATCAGTTGATCTACCGCTAGGTCTAATAATTAAATTTTTGCGTTTTGTGTTTACTAAAGACATTTATTTATGAATTTTGTTTCTAATAGTAAAAAGCAATACTTTTTTACGTAAATAACTAATAATTAAGTATTTAAGTGCTAATATTTGCCGAACTCTTTTCGGAAAATTTATAGGTTTTTTCTTTTAGCATATTCTGCAATTAATAAAGCATCTATTACACCATCTTGGTTTGTAGTTTGTCTTGAAGTTGTTCTAAAAGATACATTAGGAAAGAGTCTGATAGCAGCTATTTCAGCCATAGCTTTAGTGTCTCTTTTACCATCTTTTCTTGTTACTTCGGAAACACCCTGGAACATTTCTTTTTGCCAAGTTTTTGCAGCAACTTCTATAAACGGTATTTGATTTAAAGTACAAATAGTTTCTAATATACCTACTTGATGACCCATTGAAAATGCAGTATGTTTAGTAGTACCATATATAGAATTTAACTTTTCAAAAACCACTATAGAATTAAGATGGTTAATTAACTTAGCTAATTCTTTTATATCAATAGAATTACCTATTGTAGGCATTTTATGTAAAACAACATGACCATTATTTAAAATAGCTATGCCTCCGCTTTTACCTATGTCTACTCCTATGTATTCTTTCATATATTATATTTTTTTACAAAATAGTTTACAACATCCGGGATATACTTTTTGTAACCAGACTGATTGTCCATACACCATTTCTTAACTTCTTCTTTTGAAGTAAAAGGTGCTTGCCAAGACTGTTTATTCATTATCATGTCCATAACTGGTTCTAGTTCATTAATAAACATACCAGCTGTCCATCCTTCCCAAATATGTTTTTCTAGATTAACTTTCATAAATTTCCTTTTTTAGTTTATTTTCAACATCAAGTAAAGCACCTTGAGATACTGAAGGTACCCCATTAATCTGTAAATAACCTTTACCTTTTTTAACGCATGTACTTATTGTTTCAGTAATTGCGTCATATTGAACCTTTTTAATCAATTCTTCAATTTCTTCAAAATTTGGTTCAAGTATAAAATCTTTTAAATAATCTGAAGCTTTAATCATGTTTTCTGTTTTTGTATGTCAATTTCTCTTTGTAAATACCATAAAGCTTTTTCAAGATCTTGTATATGTTTATCAGGATCTTTTTTTCCAGCTCTGGAAATGTATTTTACTACGTTACCAAGACAAAAACCTAAGTCCCAAGCCTCAATAACTTTTATGGCTTCATAAGGATTTGTCTCTCCCCCGTAATGTTCAGGATGATTTACGTTGCTCATTTCTTTTAATTGTTTAATAAGTTCATTTCTTACTGCTAATTGACCATGGTCTCTTACTGAGTCTGATAAATCTTTAGATAACTCCAGCTCTAATGTTATAGTGTCATAATAAGTGTTGTATTTTTCTGAAGCAATTTTTCCAGCAGTATCATTATCAAATAATACAAAGATTCTTTTGTATTTAGTTTTAAGATTACTTATTATATGTAAAGGAATAATTGAGTTTTCACTATCAGGAGCTAAACTTTCAAAATTTGAAAACCCTAAAGATTTAAAACTTAATAGATCTTTTAAACTAGAAACTAGTATAAGATTGTCAACTTTATAATCTAACTGATCCCAACCTTGTAGATAATTCTTTACTTTCAAAAACTTTTTGTCTAAATTTTTAGGTTGGTAAATTTTTATCAATTCTCCTAACTTGTTGAAATAGCCATAGATATAATCTTTTCTTACTGTAAATGATGACACTGTACCATCAAGATTTGGTTTAGACATTGTGTAAAACTCTAAAGGATAAACTTCATAAGTTTCTAAACTTTTAGAGTTTATTTTAAAAGCTGTCCAATAGTCTGAATCAAGTTGATTCCAAGATCTGATTTGATAATCACTTACTTTATATTTTTCTTCAGGTATAATTTCAGCTTTTATTGTTTCAGGAGAGTTTATATAATCATTATATACTTTTTCATAGGCTTCCGGATAAGTAATACTTTCTAGTAAACTTACTAAACGGATACCATTACCTCCGTGCCCGGAACTAAAATCTTTAAATCTATAGGTACCTTTACCTGTATCATAGTATATAAACATGCTAGGATCATTATCTCCACTGTTAAATACTGATTTCATTTTAATATCCTGACCGTTTAACTGTGGTAAGTTAAGATATTTTTCAAATATCCATTCATCCGGTATATGTATGTATTCTATTAAGTTTTCTATTGATATCATATGTTTAATAAAAAAGGAGGGTTACAAAGATAACCCTCCTGTTGATATTAGCAAATAAATATCTTAGTAAGGAAGATCATCTAGATCAAAATCAGAACCTGGTAAACTAGTATCATCACCAAAGCTTTCTACTGGTGTCGCTACTGGCTTAGCCATTTTAATAATATGATCATTTTCATTAAATGTCATTACTTTAGAAGAATTTGCTTCTCCAAAAACATATGTTCCCGGATTATTTTTAGGTAAGAACAGGTTGTGTGCTGTATAACCATTTTTGTTCTCATATTCTTTACCAGCAATACAAAAATCTAAAAAGATATCTTTAGATACTTTATCTCTATTAAAAGCATCAATAAATTCATGGATAGTGTTATGCTTGTTGTTTTGAGATAGAAACCATTCATCTTTTCCTAAAGCAGCAGATACTTTCTTAAGAAAAATTAATACGTTTTTATCTCTTTCAATTTTAATACCTGATTTAGTAGTACCATCTGCAAAAGCATATTGAGATGCTTGAACTTTACCAATTTGACCTTGGTAATGACCTAAATCCGGATTGTCCTTATCAATAAAAAATCCTTCAAAACCTTCAATAGGTTCTGTTTCTAGATTTAATACTACGTGAACAGCTCCTTCAATAAATTTAAAGTCTTCTAGTTGAATATCATTGATTTTAGCGGTAATATTCCCTGGTTTAATTGTTTTACTTAAACCACCACCGTTACTGTCTACTAAATTTTCTGTGCTTAATGCCATAATTGTTTGTTTTTATTTGTTTTTAATTAAATTGCTTCTTTATTCTCTACTTTTATAACTTCTATTTGACCAATAGGCATCCAAGTTGAAACATTAGTCACACAAAAATTTTGTCCTACTGGAGCATTTAACCAGGTATTATAATCAAAATAAAATTTTTGACTATTACCGGAACAATCATTTTTAATTGTCAATGTGTAGTATAATTCACCATTTGATGTTTCTATATCATCATTAGTTATGACCCCACAATTACAGTTTTTATCTTTATCACAAGAAATAAAAACCAAACTCATCATTAGAGTCATCATCATTAATTTTAAATTTTTCATTGTTTTATTTTTTATTAATCTACAAATATTTTATCCCAATGAGTAATGTACTCACCTTTATCATTTACTTCAGAAATAACAATTTCTTGATTACGTAAATGCTCTGGTCTTGCTCCACAACCAACATCATCTGATGTATAAAAACTCAATACATTTGTATCACCTTTTCTATAAAGATAAGCAATAGCATCTGAGTTTGAGGTAGTTATACGTTTCAATTTCCCAGTTAGATCTAGTTCTTTTACTGAAAAAGTTGAACCATTCTTTTCTAACATAGTGTCTTTAACGTGACCTAACAGAATAATATGAGGAGCTAGTGTTTGAACATAATCTAGCACTTTAGTGAATGCCATTCTTTGCCAATAGTATCCTGAGCCCTCGGGAAGCCCTATAATATTACCATACTTAGCTTTACCACCTCCTTCAGCAAACCAGTTTTTACCCATAGGTGACTGAGAATACAATTGTTCTGCATAACCTATACACATTTCTTCTAAAGCTGTAATAGTATCTACAGCAATGTATTTATAGGGAGAACCAGCATCTTTAATAGCTTTACCAATCTTTTTAAGTGTTCCTATACTATCAACTTTCATTTTCATAGCTGATACAAAATCAGAACCTTGCTCAAAGTCTAGTAATAAACAATTATCTAGATTAGCAATCAAACTTGTTTTCCCGGTTTTAGGCTTAGAGAAAATAATTAGATTTTTAGGATTTTTTGCTTCAGGTTTACTCCTGGATGTAGGTAATACGATATCCATTACTTTTTAATTAATTGATTTAACCATTCTTTGTTACTAACTGGAGAATTCCACATAATTGCAGCAAAATCTCTAATTGTCATGTTTGTTAATAATTCATCTACTTCATTTTTGTCTTCATTTTTAGTTATACTTTCAGTTTCTTCAGGGAATAACTCTTCTGTTAAAGAGATTTGTTTTGTAGTAGTAAAGTCAGGAAAATCATTTTCTAAACTATCAGATTCAGGATTTTTAATTTCAATTTTTTCTAATTCTTTTACAGGTACTAAATATCTAAAATTTTCACCTTCTGTTTTTTCATATTCTTCATCAAAATATGGATTGTATCTAAGTCTATAAAGAGTTCTTGTAGGATCTTCAGGGGTTAGATCATAGCTTACAAACTCTGTGTATATATCCTTTTGCTTTAATAACTCACTAGGGAAAAATGATACATATTTTTCAGTTTTTTCTCTAGGTATATAAGCTGATTTAGGAATATACAAAGGAGCTTCTTCTTCTATAATTTGAAACTTCCAGAGATGTTCTTTAATTAACTCTTCTGTTTTTTCTCTACGTTCTGCTGTAGTTAGCTTTCCATTACTTATCATACTGTTAATCTTTTTGATTGGGTTGCTGGTGTTACCATTTCTGCTATACTCATTTTCTCAAATTCAGCTCTAAAGAAACTAATTCTTGGTTCTCCATTTCTTACTTTAAGAAAATGGAACACTAATGTTTTATCATCATCAATTATATATCTATCAGGACCATAATATTTAATCTTTTGTTTTGCTGGTCTATTTACGCCTATTAGTAAATCTGCGTGTTGCAACAAAGCATCTGAACCAAATATATCTGATTCTAAAATATAATTAGAGTATTTACCATCTTCTGCTCTTTCCGGATTATCACTATTTCTATTTAATTGTGATAAAAGAATAAACAGTACAGGTATTTGTTTTTTGAGTTGGGTTAGTGTTTTACCAAGATTGCTCAACATTTCTTGGAGGTCTTTTTCATAAGGTGCTTTTTGAAATAGAATAGAATGGTCAATAGTTACCAGCACAGGTTCTTTGTATTCTTCATAGTATTCTAATACTAGTTTTTCAAATTCTGCTACAGTACATGGATTATCTATGACATTTACTTTACTCCCCGCAACTTTTTTTTGAGAATATTTATAACATTTCTCTAAATCCTCATCTGTTATAGTTCCTTCAGCACTACATAAATACTTGTATGATTTACTAAGCACACTTGTATATTCTCTAATAGCCTGAGTTCTTCCTAGCATTTCAAATTGAAACTGTAAAACTCTAAAGTTTTGATCAGGATTTAATCTATGAGCTTCTCTTACTATTTGATCAGCAATAACTGTTTTACCGGTACCTGGTCTGGCACCAATAACTATAATAGTATTCCATTCTAAACCATCTAAAGTAGCATCATTAAACTTATTCCAAGGAGTTTTTATACTTTTAACTAGACCAAGTTGTCTTTGCTTTAAGTACTTTAAAGCTGAAGAATAAGAATCCTTCTGTGATTTCCACGGTTTACTCATTTGATGACTATTAATGATTTTCTATAATTTTTATGGATATAGGTAAGAGCTAAATTTACTAGTTCTATACCTAAGAATTGTAATACAGTGATTTGGATTACAAATATATTAATAACTGTGTAACTAAACAACAATGTAACTAAAGAAAATAATAAAATTTTTAAACTGTTTGTCATACTACTTTTTCGGTGAAATGTGGTTTATTATCATCCAGACCATTAAGTATTATGTCACAATAATTAGCTAAATCACTTTCATATGTTTTATCTGTATTTTGTTTTCTGATAAAATATTGTGAAGTTCTCATGTATTTCCAATTTTGTGCTTCATACTCATCTAGATATAGTTTTGTTGCTGAAAATACTGTTTCCCATGTGTAATCATATTCTGTAAAAAACCATCTAAATACATTTTCCAGGCTTTTTACGTTTACTCTAGCAGGTTTTCCACTAGGTAATTTTATATTAGGAAATAACTCAAGATATCCTTGTAGATTTTCTATGTAGTTATCTCCTAAAATGTCAGTGCTAGATTTTTTCTTAGCTTTCTTAAAATAGTTTTCTAAACCTTCTAGATAAGCTATAGTCTTTGGAGTGATTTCATTGTTATCAACCCATCCTCCTTGTTCTAATCTTTGAATTTCTAATGGTATATTGATAAAATTAGAGGGAACTGTTTTATGTTTTATACAATGTAGAAAATATGTTTGATTAGGTGTTAATTTATGCCGGAGCATCTGTTCGTATATCTCTGTCATTACCATTCAATTTGTTGGTTATTATTATCAAGGAGTATTTCATTTATTTTATTAAACACATCTTTACAGTCCCATGGTTCTTCTCTGTAGTAACTTGTTGCGGGGTGCATTAATTCAAACTTATAGTTATTATCATTTACTGCATTTTTCCACTCTGAAGCTTTCTTACCAAAGTAAACATAAATAGTTCCTGGATTATACCATGTTAACACATCAAATAAATATGCCATAAAAGGTTGCCATATTATGTAGTGTTGTCCCACTTTATAAGTAGTTGTAGTTAAAGCAGTATTAATAAGTAATACTCCTTGATTGGCCCATCTGGTTAAATCCGGATTAGTGCTTATATTAAACCCTTCATTCACAGTTTTATTTACTTCATCTAATAAAGCCTGTAAGGTTGGTTGTGCTTCTTTAGTATAACTACAAGAAAATGCAATACCATCAGCTATATCTTTTCCAGGAAAAGGGTCTTGTCCCAAAAAAACTACTTTAAGGTCTTTATAAGGACATTCTTCAAATGCTTTAAAGATATCCTTTAGTTGAGGTGTAAACTTTTTACCATTAATACTGTCCTTGTAAAGATATTCTATAATTTTATTAAAATCTTCACTATAAATAAAATCTTTTAATGGTATATCCCAACCAGATTTTTTTAACTTTGCAAAGATTTTATCTTTTACATCACTTAATTTTGTACTCATATGTCAGAAAATAAATTGAAAGAATTAAAAAATGATGCTATACTTGACATAAAAATCAATAAAGCATACTATTTCATGGTTAAATTAGAACTCTTTAAAGTTCTAAATGCTTATATTCAAAAACATTCTGAAGATAAAGCTAAAGAATTGACAAACATAGTAAGTAAAAAATATGAGGAATTAGATGAAGAACAAAAAACAATATTTGTTCTTAGCTTACTTCTTGCTGAAATAGAAAGAGTAGCTGAAGAAAATAACATGTTTGAGTTAGTTGATCCAGAAGATCTTATTCAAGATTTAAATTAAACATTCTTCCTATTTCAATAGAAGTCTGTATGGCTATGTTTATATCAGCAACACTACAGTTTTCAAATGAAAATGGTTCATCATTTATTACTAAACCGCTATTATCCTTAACCAGATATTTTACTTCATTAAATGTATAACCAGATTCTAATGCAATTGTTCTTATACACTTATAAAGCTTTGCAAGTTGGGCTAAAGATTTTTCGTTATCTTTTTTTGACATAAAAAGTTGAACAACATCCCCTTCTTTTAAACCTTCTATAAAATGTTTATAGTGTTTTTGATTAGTTTTATCCACAGGTACAAGCTTACCTTCTGTTTTTGTATATTCTACTAGTTTCCAGTAACTCATACTTTTGTTTTTAATTTTAATAATTGATCAAAACTAGGCTTATAGATTTTGTCATAATAATCATTTAAAAATACATCTAAATTATTTTCAACTAAACCTTTTTTAGAAAGTTTTTGAAATTCTTTTTCTTTATTTTTAATTAATATACTTGCTATTTTTTTATCTGTTTCATCAGTAGAAGTAAGCATTTTGATTATTGTATCTACTTCATGATTTTTCATTAAATCAAAATAAACATAAGTGTATAGCTGAAGAAATAAAATTCTTTCACTAGGATCTAAAATAATAGGTTTTCCTATAGCATGAACTAATCTGTGATATACACTATGATTTTCAATTAAAGTCTTTACAAAATTAGAACTGACTAAAGATCCATACAATAAAAATTCACTAGAGATCATCATTAATAGTTATTGATAATTTAAAAGAATTGCTAAAACCAGATTTAGTAAAAACATTATTAATCAATTCGTTTACGTATTTAAGAGCATATTCTTTAGTTTTATCAGAGCAAGTTTCAGAAGCAACAATATAATTCATTATATCAGTTCTGTAGCTACTCATAGTTACCGGAACAATTTCTTGAGATTCTAAATACTTTTTAGCTTTTTTGTATTGTTTTGAAAGTAATTCATGACTATTAACTGCATGTTTATTTTCTATAATAAAACTAAACAATAATATTTCACCAATATTATTTTTGAAACTTAATCTATTTATAATTTCCCCGGCAGTATGTAAATCATTTTTATCCGAGGAAACATACATTTTTACCAAACTATCAAATTCATCAGCTGTTATTTTCAGATTATTCATTAATCTTCAATTTAAAATTTTAAAATCATTTTATAGTGTTCTAAAGCTTCTTCATATGAAGTTGCCCATATTTTGTATCCATCAATCACAAACAATTCTTTTTCCATTAGTCTTCTATTTTTAAAGTTTTAATTGCCCATTTTTCTGTTTTACCAGAAGTTATCATCGTAACCCATTCTTTTGCACTTGGTATATAACCATTGCAATCCTCTTTTACATGTTGTTCTGCAACATATCTAGTATATACTGTTTTACCGTCAGAATTAATAAAGCTTTTACCAAATACTCTTTCACATTCAAATATTCCTTCACTATGGTGCCGAAACATTCTATGTAAAGAATGACCTAACCATCCTTTTGTTTCATCTAAATACTCGTGAATAGCCTGATAATCAGATATTTGACCTTTCCATCTTCTAACAGATGATTTTGAATGTTCTAAAGGATGACTCATACATTAAAGATATTACCCTCATGTTTATAATTTTCATATTCAACCACACGGATTTCATTATCTATATGATATTCTCCAGAAGGGATTTTTATTAACACTGTACCATTACCACCTTCATTATTATACCAATCTTCAATATCTTGCAAAAGTTTATTTTCTACAAAATCTATTATAAGTGATTCTAATTTAGCATCTTCTATACCTCTGCAAACAGATTCATGATTCCAATAAGTAAAATCATCAGAATCAAATTCAATTTTTGATAATGATACGCGATCAATTGCTCCGGAATCTCCGGAACCTTCATAATATACTAATATACTTTTATAACCTTCTATAGCAAGTTTAAGTAATTCTTCTTGTAAGTTTTTCATAATCTTTTTATTAATCCCACCATTTTCTTATGTTAGTTTCTAACATTTTAAACAGTAGTTTATTAGCTCTTTCTTGATTAATATATGCTATATTCATAGCAATTCTTTGTTTTCTCTCATTTCCTATCTTTTGATTAATAGGAAAGATACCTTCACCATTCAAAACTCTTTTATAAATTAAAGGATACTTTTTAAAATATTCATCAAAGTTTTCATAAATTATCTCACTTTCCCACGTTGAGTATCCTGGTTGTTCTTTAATAGATTCAAACCACATTTTAGTTTCATGATAATCCATGTATTCTGATTCATAGTATCCATCTCTTACTTTTTCCATTAATCTAACACAAGTTCTCATTATCTCAGGATCTCTTTGTGCAGCGGTGTGAATATCTCTTTTAGCAATACCTTTTGCTTGTAATTTTAATTTATGTTCTAGTATTTGAAAAATGTAATAACTATCCCAATCTCTATCTTTCCAAATTACAGGAAACCATTGAATTAGATTTTTAATCCCTCTATATAGATCTTTATGATAGTATCTACCTTCAAATTTCCACCATAGGTATGGGTTTTTAAATAACATTTTCATACTCTTTCTTTTTTAATTTCTTTATCAATAGTGATCAAGTATTCATTTACAGGTAATGTATCAATATAAAAATATCTACCACCTGTTGATCTACCTTTAATATCTATTTCATTTTGTTGAGTATGTCCAACAATTTGAATATAGTTATCTTTAATTTTTGATTTTTTATTTGATTGCTGAAGTGATTTAGGTCTAATCCATATTGGTGATTGTCCCGGATCATCTCCGTAAGGATCTGGTCTGGTTAAACCATGATGTCTTATATCAAAAGAATCAAAATGAAACTCATTAGGTTTAAACTTGAACAAATCATTTACATAATCTATAATACTATCATAGTCACTACCATAATAACCTGTGTCTTTTAAGAAATCTTCACTGATTCCAGCATGACTGCATAAGTAAAGATCATCAATCAATGCACACATTTGAAACATACTCTCATTTTCTATGAAAAACTGTTCAAATGATGGTGCCATTTTGTTTTGATAACCTGATGTTGTACCTCTCCATTTAGTTCCCGGGAAATAATGATGATCATGATTACCAATTAAAAGATATACTTTTTTATTAGTGTTTTGCTCAGTATCTTTTTTAAATCTTACAATATTTTCAACATTGTATAATTGCTCAATCCCGGAAATATCATAGGAATCAAAATAATCACCAACAAAAACATAATTATCAGCATTTGGATTATCTCTAACTATTTTTTCCCAAATAGTTAAACCATGAATATCTCCTATGTAAACTGTTTTCATATTAATATTTTATAACCAACCTTTATTTTTAAGTATTTTCAAAAAGGAGATAAAGGTTTCAACACCTTCTCTAGAGTGACACATGGATTCTCTTGCTGTTTCTATTGAATCTGGATTTCTTGCTAAAACACTATTAAACCACATTATACTATCCCATTGTTCTGTAATCCAATTGTCTTTACCTCCTCTTTTATCAGTAAATTCTATATCAAGTATATCAGTGTAAAATATATATGAATCAAAATCTTTGTAAATTCTTGTTGCTTCAAAACAATATTTTTCATTTTCATAAACACAAGATTCTAAGTATGTGAGTTTATCTTCATCTATTTCATATGATAAAGCAGTTGTAGGAGTTTGACCTTCCATAACATACCATACACCGTTAATTTGAATTCTATTTTCCATGCTATTTATTTTCTACAATATCTATCAACTTGACCAAGCAAGCAAGTTCTGCTTCCTCGTATGTATAAAAATCTTCTTGATACATTTTACCTAATGATTCTCCAGGTTTTGTGATGTGCCATTGCCAAGACTCTTGACTTATAGATGTAATGGTAGAATGCAATTGATACTTCTCTCTAAACCATCTAAATGCTTGTTGGAATAGTGGGGTTGAAATTACTGTTACGCCACACCACTCGATAAATTCATCAGGATGAGTTTGGAAGTTATAGATAAAACTATTGTTTTGTTCATCCACATAATACATACAAGGTTCATCAAATCCAAGTTGCTTCATCTTTAAAGCTAACTCAAAAGGTATAAATTCTTTTTCCATAACTTATTTATTTTGTACAATTTCAATTAATTTTTTAAGACATTCAAGTTCTGCTTCTTCGTATGTTCTACATGATGAAAAGGTGTCATCTGCTTTACCAACTTCAGCTAGATATTCCTCATCTGTACCTTTCAAAGAGGTAAAGTTATGAATCACGTGATGTAAATCATACTTCTCTCTAAACCATCTGAATGCTTGTGAGAAGGTAGGAACTAAGATATGAGCTTCACAAATTTCATTTTCTTCAAACAATGCGTGTAATATGTGACTATCCTTATAACAACCTTTAACTACTAAATCAGATGTGATATATTTAGCTAAACAAGGTTTATCAAATCCTAGTTGCTTCATCTTTAAACTTAACTCATAAGGTAAAAAGTCTTTCTGTAAATTTTTCATACTATTTCTTTTTAAATTGTTCAAACAATTCTTGTGTTGTATAGTATTTCATATCTAAACCAATCCAATTGTTTTTAGATGTAGTTTGAAAATCTTTAATTCTAATCCATTCAGCAAATTCAATAGCCTCACTATACATTCTTTCTTGTTGCCATTTAGCACCTTCTATAAATGATTCTCTTTTTTCTGGAAATACATACGCCATCATTCCATGATTTGTTGCATACTTGACAGCAGCTTCTTCAAGTGTTTCTTGTTTAGGTTTTTCTATCTGATAACCACCATTGTTTTTCACAATTTTTACACTTACCATTTCAATAGCACAAGGCTCACATTGTACTGCTCTTTTATCACCCATAAACTCTGTTTTACAAGTAACACAAGTACAAGAATAATAACCTGGTGCATAACCACCTATTGGATATTGTTTAGGTTCTTCTTGTGGAATGATGATTTTGTAAATAAATTCTCTTGGTGTAAATTGAATCATGTTAATCATTGATTCAACCTCAACCCACTCACAGCTCGGATTCTTAACAAACCACTCTAAAAACTCATCATCAATAGCTTGTATACCATTTTTTTGAAGTTCTGTATCAGTAGATAATAATATTTCTTTGTATCCTGTATCAGATTGTAAATACCATTTATCTTTATGTTTAATTACTTTCATAATTTTCAAATTTTATATTTTTATATTTCATTGTCCCTCTTGATATTGATTGTCTTATTGTTTTACCATATTTAACATTTCCAAACAATGCAACAGATGCTTCAGAAGCAGAACCAAAAATAATTTCTTGTCCATCTTCAAATATTGCTTTTATCTTTTTACCAGCAGAAGAATTTACACCTGTTTTACCTATAAAATGATGTTGCTTGTTTGATTTAGAATAAGGAATAGGTTTTAACATAAGAACTTCTCTTGAGTGTTTTACATTTTCAGACCTACTCATCCACTCTAAGTTTTCTAAACTATTGTTTAACTTATTTCCATCAATATGATTTACAGTTTCAAGATTTAATGGATTAGGTATAAATGCTTCTGCTAACAATCTATGAGTTCTCCTTGATTTGTTTCCTATGTTTACTTGATAATAACCATGTGAACTAATAGATTGAGAAAGTATTTTTCCTTTTATCTTTTTTCTAATTTGTCCTAAAGTATTTACTTCGTAATCACTAAAACTTGGTATTGTTTTCCATTCCATAATTTGATTATTTAAAATTAATATGCAAATATAAAACAATTATATTTATAAATCAAGGTAATTCTTTAATTTCTTCTGAATTAGTGATGTAGATGTTTTGAAATACAATGTCTGATTTCTTTGGGATAAGCGACATTATTTCTAATTTAGAATCAAAGTATCTTAACCTACTTGGTTTATCTGTTGGTAAAATGTGTATGTTTTTCATATTATTTTTTTAAGTATTAAACAATTTTCCGCCACTGGACTAAATTTAAGGATGAGAAGTCCTCTATGCTGTACCAATCTTCACTTTTCCTATGGTCCGTTTTTTACCTAGTCTTTTTCTCAAGAAGACAGCATAATTTTTATAAATAATGTTTTTTCAAAATAACATTATAGTAATCTATTTTAACAGATTCACCATTTACCGAAATAATCCAATTTTGAGGAAACTTTTCCCTCATCATTTCAACTCTTTCTTTCCTGGTTTTGGTTTTGTCTGTTTCTAATTCATAATATAACCAAGATTCCCAATAATGATCTTGTTCTGGAGCGTAAAATATAATTGCAATTTGATATCCAAAAAATACAAATGACCAAGTAGGACTATATTCAAATCTAAAATCTGTATCAGTCCATTTAATTTTCCATCCTAAACCTACAAAATCAAATCCTATCTTTTTAGGTGATGGGAATTGAGATTCGAGTTTACTATTATAATAATCCTTAAATGGTTTTATTTCTCTTGGTTCAAAACCATCAACATATGAATTACGTTCATTATATTGTTTAATTCTTTCTATTTCCTTTAAAGCTGCTTCTGTAGCTTGTTTTGGAGTTGCTTTTTTCCAAACTCTAGGTAGAAAATAAGGGGTACCAATAGTTGTTTTACCAATATAAAACTTTAATTTTAAAGGTTTAAATGGTGAGAAATATGTCTTTAAAAATGTAAACCTATTCATTAGTTTTCTTCTTTAGGAAAGTCACTAAATTTTAATCCCCACATTAATCCTACCCAAGCCATTTGTTTTTCAGCTGATTTAGCATACATATTGAGTTTCTTTTGAAGATATTTCTTACCCCATAGTGTCCATTCCTCATATTGATCCATAGTGATAGTCCAATCATTAAACCAATTATCTTTACGGTCTTTTATATCCTCATATGTAACAGAATAACCTGCAATTTTAAACATTTCATTAATAAGATCTACCACAGCTAAATCCCATTTTTCTTCTCGGGTTAATCTTTTTGCCATAATATTAAAGTTTAGAAATAATATTCTTTAGTTTCCCTACATAATTAGGATCTTCCGCATAATGTCTAGATAAATGATCAAAGTAATCTTTTTTAGACTTGTAATTAGCATATCTACTTTGCCATAAAGCATAGTCTATTACAGACATTTGCCACCCTTCTAAAGTGGTTCTTTCAAAATATGAATAATTTGATTTATTCTTTACAGATACTTTAGCTCTAGAACTAGGAACTTTCATCCCGAATAAATTACTATTGGTTTTAACTAAACTACTAGTAAGGTTTCCGGATTCTAACATTGCTTGTGCATAAACAATGTCAGGATGGGCTAAATTAAGGGTTTTAATGAATGATCTTAAGTTTTCTGGAGTAAGTTCTGTTTGATCTACCAAAGTAGTGTCTAAAACAGATTCTACTTTTTGAATATTTAAGTTAAATACACTAGGTTTTTTACGATTTGAAATAAAACCTAACATAAAAAACAATAAAGCTAAACTAATAATATGTAAATATCCAAATTTATATCTATTGCTGGTTTTTGAGTTATAATAATAAAACATAGTGTTGGTTTTTTTGTAAACTATTCAATAGTTAAAGGTATATCCCAGTTTACTGATTTATATTTTTCTAATTCTAAATAATGCTCTTCCGGAACAAATCTATCTGCTGAAAAGTATTCATAAGGAAAGTGTTCTTCTGTAAGCTTTATTTCATCTAGCTCAAAAGCTAATTTATTTCCTATTGCTAGGGTTACAGCCTTAGTTACTGTATATAGTTTTCCTTTTTTTAACCATTTTTCTAATGGTATTTTATCAGGCCTACCTTCTGAATTTACACATACTACACGCATACTTTTTCTTTTTCTACAATTAAACCTAATTCTTTAAGCATATTTTCTTTTTCAAGTATTGTATCTAAATCACCACTAAATACATCACATTGACCATTATTATGTGTTATTATAGCACATTGCTCAGCTTGTAGTAGTTCATGATAACATACTTTGATAAGAACAGCCATGACATAATCATAACTGTTCTTATTATCATTTTTTAGTATTAATTGATATTTACAGTCCATACTATTAATATAAGGTAATATTAAAATCTTTCCAAGTTATTTTATTACTGTCTAATGCAGATAAAGCACTATTTACCCAATCTTCATCTACAGTACCTTTAAAACATAATATGTGGATAACTGCTTTATCATCAGGTGATAACCGGACCATTCGTCCCAGTCTTTGGTTGCTCTTACGTTCATTACCATAAGCATGCATAATTATACATTGTTTAAGATCTGGTATGTTAACACCTTCACTTAATTGCATAACAGAACTCAAAATTTTAATTTCCCCAGATTTAAACTTATTTAAGTTATCTTCAGATTCAGAATTATTACTATGATAACTAAACTTTGAAAGTTTATCCGCTTGTTCTTGAGTATTTGCAAACACAATAAGTTTTTCCCCGGATTTACTAACATGATTAATAAGCTTTTTAGCATATAATTCTTTACTAGGATAAGTCATCAAAGCTTTCATTCTCATAATGTTATTCATCTGTTTTTCTTTAGGATAAAAAGAAGATAACAACCTATTAGTCCAGTATGCATAATTGTCTTTTTCAGTAGTGAAAAAACTCGGTTTATTTTTAAGCTTAACTTCTACATTTTGCTCTTTACCTAAGTGTAATTCATGAACATATATGTGATAATCATTTAATATGTTATCATCTATAGCATCATCAACCAAATAAGTATATACTACCGGTAAATACTTTTGAATTATTTTATACTTTTCAGTATACTCGTTTACAGGCGGTGTACCAGTTAATCCTAAAATAATCCCGGAATAATTAGTAAGAAAAGAAAGATGTGACTCTTTAATACTATGACATTCATCAAACACTACAAGATCATATTCTATAGGATCATGTTTAGTTAAACTAATATAAGTACTAAATGTAATGTTATCTAATAAATGATCAAACTTCCATTGTTTAATCTCTTTAGCCCACTCTGCAAATAACACCTTTTTCGGTGCAACTATAAGAATTTTAAGGGGAAAAAGAGTTGTCTTTAATTTAAGCTGGTAATGATGTTCTAAAAACAACAATCCGGTTCTAGTTTTGCCAATTCCTGTACCCAATGCTGCCGTAGACCGATTGTATTGAACTATAGTTTTTAAACAATCTTCTTGTACTTCATCTTTAGTCATTACTTTTATTTTTTGACAATTCACATAACCATTTTTGTCCTTGAGAAATCATTAAATCTTTTCTAGTTTGACAAAGTTTATCAGTTAACATTTGATTCTTATTAAATTCTTGATTTATATGTTTTTCAAGATTTTTAAGTTTATCCAAAAGTTTACTTTTTTGATGTTCTTGATAAGCTATTACTACCAGTAAAGATAATAATATTACACTTAAAATAATTTCACTTATTATCATATTTCTGTTTTTATTGTAGTTAATTCATCTTGAATGTTTTCTAATCTTTGTTCTAATATATTTACTTTATTAATCAAATACGTTTGCTTTTTATCATAATTATCACCCATTATTTCTTTCATAACTATCCGATCACTTTGTATTAAATTTTCATTTTCGTTAATGATATTTTTTAAATACTCTTTATAAGTGTGATCTTTTTCATTAATTATATTGGTTAAAGAATGTATTACAGTTGAATGATTTTTATTAAAATAAAATCCGGTTCGCTCTAATGTCTCCCCGGATAACCACACCCAAAAAGCACCTAAATGCTTATAAAAGATTAATGGTTCGTATTTTTGTTTGCTTTTAAGTGTAGATAACGTAAAAGGACAAACATTATAAAAGGCTTCAAAATAAACTTTATTTAAACCAAATAAATTTTTTACTTCATCTCTATTCATAATTATTTTTTATTTATTCCAAAAATTTGTTTGCGGATATAATTACCCGTTTCTGTAGAATCTGAAATTAATCTAATAGATTTCATGTGTTTGTCAATATTAGCTAACACTTTTTCATGATCATAAGAAGATCCTACTTGTAAGAAGGCATGTAAAAAATTAAATTTAATGTATCTATCAGCAGTTCCTATTTTTATAAAAATGTCATTAAACTGTTTGCACATAAGTTCTGCATTAGGATTAGTAATTACAAAGTCTCCTGTTTTAATAGTTTGTGTGTTACTTTTCATAGTATAACTGTTTATTCCAATAGCTGCTAACATTGATACTTCAATATCATACATATTTTTCCATTTGAAAAGTTTCATATAATCTGGTCGGATCATTTTCCATGCATTAATGTAATTCATTAAATCCCAAGATTTACTTGAATTATTTAAGTAAGCCATTTTTTCAATCAGATCTTCTTCAGAAGTTATTTCAATTTCAATACACGGAATAGGTAAGTTTTCTCTTTCTAATGCTGTTGCTAAATGTTGACCATCTATTATATAAGTTTTTAGTAAACCTTCAAAAATGCTAGTAGTAGTTATTACAACAGGTCTAATAATTCCCATTTTACGAATACTTTTTATCATTTTTTGAACATGTTTACTATCTATACCTCTATTCATAGAAAGCACAGATAATTTTGAATAATCAGAAATCTCTTTAATTTTCATTTTTGTAGTTGTCATAATTATAATTTTAATTGTTAATCATTTGAGTTTAATACCCATTTTAAAGTGTTTATACTAGCGGTTAATGTATCTACACAGTTACTTGCTGCATACATTTCTCCCGGATCAGCACTGCCCCAATTTTTCTTATCTTTATGATAAGTAGTACGTGCTCTATTATACCATTCTGAAGCTTGTTCTAATTCAAGTTCAAGATTATTAAGATGTGTTTGAATTTCTTCTACTAACTTCATTTTAATTATTTTAAATATCCTAATTCTCTAGCTTCTAATGGATTAGAATGAATATGATTATGACATGACCTGCAAGTAGCAAAATAACTACTCTTATCTAAATAATATTCATTTCTATTAGATCCAGCAAAAGAGTGATGAACATCTGTAGCAAAATTGCTACATCCCGGAAATTTTATTTGACATAAAGAATTTTCATTTAGAAACTCTAATCTAAGTTTTAAATACTCTATATCTTGTTTAGCTCTTTTCTTGGAAACACGAGGGATCACCTTCTTAACAGTTGGTTTTTGAATATTTTTGCCCAGATGAGTACTCCAGCAATTTTTGCAAAAAGGTTTTCCCTCATGTCTTTTCCAAATAAACTGTTCAGTATTGCAACTAGAACAGATTTTCATTTTAGTCTTCATCATCAAAATATTCTGGTTTATAATCAGTTTGTTTTTTAATAACTAACTCATTATCAAATACTTTAATATCATCAGTTAATCTTTTAATAAAAGTTTCTTCACCGTCATCTCCTGATAATAACCAATCAATTCTATGAGCATATATTTTAGCTAATCTTAGCAAACTATATGCTTTTTTAAATTCATTAATTACTTCTTCAGGATATTCATAATGAACAAGATCAGGAACAAAAGTGTGATCATAATGACGCTTCTTTTCCCCCCTTAACTCTGATTCTGTTTTCTTTCTCCCAGAATTATATATTTCTTTTTCTATTTCATCAGCAATATCTTTAATACGATATTGTTGATAGTCAAATCTTCCTCCAGACACAGTTAAATAAAATTAAAGGGAGGTATTTCACTCCCTTATTAATTAATTAGTTCTTAACTTAGGTAAAAAACTAGGATTGTCTTGTGGAATAATACTAAAGAAATTTCCTGGAAGTATTTTTTCCTGGATAAATAACTTTATAATATCTTCTTTAGATATACCTAGATCTTTAAAGCTTAAACTGTTAGTAAATACTTCATCTACTTCATCATAAGCAGCCATAGACTGAGCTAATTGACTTTTAGGAAATAAAGTAAGAAGTATAGAATCAGTAAGTTTTTTTGTGATTGTGTGTTTATATACATTAAGAAGTCTTTGGGCCCGGAAATGAACTTTGTTAATTCTTTTCTGTTTTGCTAAACACATTGTGGCCAATTCCGTTTCCGGAAGACCTTTGAGTCCATAAAGAGCTCTTTTGTATAAATAATTTTGGTAACTGTTTAGTTCTCCATTATCATACTTTACAAAAGTAGGAGCATCCAACTTTTGATAATTGCTTTTAAATTCAATGTTCTGTTTCATAGTTTTTAATTTTTAATAGTTATTATTCAATATATTCATCATAATTATAGTCTTCAAGTTCAAGTATTTTAATCATTTCATCTTCAATTTTACTTACTGTTTCATCAGTTAATATCTCAATAATATAATATCCACATAAAGAGATCTCATGTAATTGATTATTATTATCTACATGACATACGTAATCAATTTCCCGGTAACTAACTTTAACAGCTTTAGTTCTATTTTTTAAATCTTTTTGTATTTGTTGTTGACGTGTCATAAGTAATTAAGAATAAAAAAATGGAGTAGCATTTCTACTACTCCATTTCTGGGTTTTAGGATTTAGACTAGATATCAAAAGACGTATTTGCTTTCATTGCAGTTCCTGCTTGAGAAGCCGCATAAGCATTACGCAATTGTTCTACATTATCATGCTGAACAAGTACATCTTCTGCATTTGACATATTAGTATAAACTGTTTTGCGGTAAATTGGCTGTCCATTTACTGAACATACAATACCAGTATTTCCTGCAATTTTAAGATCTCTTGAAGGATCTTTTTCATTGAAAGGAGTTACTGATTCTTTAATAAGAATTTTACCTGATAATTCTTGACCTACGAAGAAATTTGCCATTTGCAATTCTTCTACTGTACCCGGAATAAGGGCATTTACTTTTCTTGCTCTGATGAACCCATTATCATCAAACATTGTTCTTACTTGAGCTACTTTTACAAAACCATACTCTGGATTGTTTTCACTAACTGTAATAACTGAACCTTGCTCGTTTCCAAGCACAACAACTTTAGCACTCATAATAGTGTAATTTAGAAATTAATAAATAAATAATTAGAATCTGGATAGAAGAGTACTATATTTAATTACCTATCCACAGCAATTAAACGAGTTTATGATTAAAGGAATTAATCATATATCATACGGATCCGAAAAGTCTATGAAATCATCATCAAGAAACCCATCAAAGTTTGGGTCATCTTCTTCTCTGTCTTCTAGAGGGAAAAGTTCTATATCAATTAGCGTAGGATCAATTTTATTTAAATCAATTTCACTAGCTAAAGATCTTTCATATGGGTCAATGTAATCCCCAAAGTTTAAAGCAATCAATTCTTGAATATCTTGATCAGTAAGTTGAAGATATTGTTCTATTGTTAAGTATATTGTTTTACCTGTTGGTAAGTTATATAACATTTGATTGTGTTTACTATACAATGTAAAGATATATTTATTTAATAAGGTTATCTTGTTAAATAAAAAATAAGCTTGATTATATAGCAAAAACCGGGAGAAGTTACTCCCCCCGGAATTATTAAACTATGAAGAAAACATGAAATTACTATTGAAAAAATACAATATGCTTAGAATTAATTGCAACTAATTGATCAGTAGTTAAAGTAAAAATACAAATATCTTTATCTTTAATTGCTTGTGTAATATCATTAATTGATTCTTTAACAAGAAATCTTGTACCTATACTGGTAACTATTAATGTCATTAGTTCTTAGCTTTGTATAATTGTTTTTCATACTTGAGGTGTTTTCTTTCCTCTTCTGATTTTGTAAATACTGATCTATCAATATTTACTTTATTGGCATTTATTTCTGCCTGGATTTGAGCACGTTTATTTTTATAATCCGCTGTTTCTGTTACTGGTACTACTTTCATCTTTATTAGAGTTTATTTGGTTAATAATATTTATTTGAAATTCCATTAATTCTTTAAGATCCATGTTAAACATAAGATCAAAGAATTGTTTTTGTATTCTTGTTGCATCACCTATTACATTAGAAATTTCAGCCCCTATAATTTCATGATCATTACCATAAAATATCTTTAA